TCAAAACAATCTGCGCTGTAACAGGCAATGTGGGTCTCAGCCCAATCACGATCGACTACCTGATTCGCGGATACACCGGCGGTCTGGGGATTGCGCTTGTGCAGCTTGCCAACCCGATACTGGCTACCGGCGACAAAGTTGAGGTTGCCGAGCCTACGACCAAGATCAGCAAGCAACCGTTCATCGGTGGTTTGTTCCAGCCTGTTGAGGGCCGGGGTACGTTGGACGAAGCCTACGACCGCATGAAAGAAATTCAGCAGGTCAAAGGTACGTTCAACGACATGGTTGCCAAGGGTCAGAGAGCAGAAGCTATGGCGTTTGCTCAGGAGTACTCTGAGAAGTTGGCGGCGGCTTCGGTTTCAGGCAGCGTGCAAAAGCAGTTGGGTGAGTTGGCCAAGCTGGAGCGCCAGATTAAGAGCAGCCCAAGCCTGACCACTGAGCAGAAAGATGCGCGTCTGGCGCAGCTCGACAAGCTCAAGACAGCGACAGCGCGGCAGTTCCTTGCAATAACTGCTCAGCGATAAAACCACACCCCGCTAAGTCCCTTGTGGACGGCGGGGTAGGCTTTAGCGTCGAAGATGCGGCAGCGCAGCGCTTCACTGAGACCTAGCTTGCGCACTTTCTCGGAGTTGAGGCAGGGGACGAAAAACCCCTGCCCCCGCTCAACTCGTGCCCAAGGGAATGCTCTGGAGTACTGAGTCATCGAGTGTGCTCATGTTCGCGCTCAAACGCAGTGTTGCCACACGCATCGGGGGTCCGTCCGTCTTGGCCAGCATGTCCTTCTTGGGAACTTGCTGCACGATGAACGACTGCGCAATGTCCTGTTTGAACGTAGCGTAGCTGAAGCTCATGTTGGAGCAGTACGCACGAAGCAGGCGCTCCTCGATGTAGAAGTCGATGTAGCCCGGATTGACGCCATGCTCGACCCGGCCCATGATCTCTTGCCGTGTGGTGGTCTTGCCCACGCTCGTGCCGTCACCGAACATCGCAGCAGGGCCGGCCTTCTCACCGTACTTGACGATGACGAACTTGCCTTGGAACTCTTGCGTGAACGCGTTGAGCACGTCCTCTGCGGTGCGCTTGCCACCCTTGATGGCTTGACGCTGGTGGTCAATCTGGCGGCGGTACGACTCGATGATCTCCTGCAAGGGGATGTTGACGATGCCTGCGTACTTGTCGCTCAGAATCAAACCCGCCGCAACGATTGCGCCCACACCTGCCATCCAGTACCGCTCGTCGTTGGGGGCCTTGTACTCGGTGTACATACGGCGCACACACTCAGGAACCAGTTCACGCAACATGCTGGCGTTGTCAACCAGATACTGCGCCAAGATTTCGCCTGCTACAGCGAAGTTGAACGGCAGCGTCTTGATGATCTCGATCTCCTCTTGCGACCACTCCAGCTTCACGTCCATGTTGAACTCGATCATGCGGCGCAGCTCACCCTCGGAGGAGTGCTTGCGCTCACCTGTCATGTAGTCAACGGCAGGGCGGTTGGAGGACATCAGCGCCAGCGTGGCCCATGTTGACAGGTTCAGCCGTTCCTTGTTCGTGCCCGACTCCATGCGTTCTTTGCCGCGCCCTTCGCTCATACTGAACAAGAAAGCAGGGAACCACTCGAAGTCCTTGCGGTTGTTGGTTGTGATCTCGTCCGTGATGAGCGGCAAGCTGCGCAGGTGGCCAAGGCGTTGCTGCATAGCAACAGGTGATGTGCCCGAGCCTGTGCGGTAGTGGATAGGGTGTCCCCAGATGGACGCTGCTGCATCCAGCGACAACGACTTACCCGTGCCTGACTCAGTGGACGCTACGTGGACTGTCATGCCCAGTAGGCCAGTGAACTTCATCAAGGGAGCGGCAGCACCGGCCAGCACAACGGCCAACTGATCCCACATCTTGCGCCGCACCATCATGTTGATGACGTTTCTCCACGCATCGAGTGTGCCCGTGGGCTTGGTGCTGTTCACAATGTTTTGCAGCTCGGTCATCGGAACCATGACTGGCTGGCGATTGGCGCTGTACACGCGGCTTGCAAACACAAACGTGCCGTCGTCTTGCCAACCGTAGCTTGGGGGCATGTTGATAGGGGATCGTTCCACGCTGATCTTCTCAACGCTGGCGCGAACGTAGTCGTAGAAGTTCTTGTCGTTGCCGGAGCCAAACGCTGCCATGACGTTCTGGTTGGCCAAGTGCTTGATCGTCTCGTCCTTGCTGGCCAGACATTTCTGCGGCACCAGTACGTTGTGCAGTTGTTTGTTCTTGATGACGCAGAAGTGCACCTCGTGGCTACCGTTGTTGTTCAGCACGTCAACAGGGAAAATAGTGTTGGAGCAAAGCAACAGTTGCTTCGTCACCTTGTGGCCGTCACTGTCTTCCTCGATGCGCTCCAAGAACACACCGCCCCTTGCACCAAAGGCATAGCCCCGTGGTGGCTCAGGCTGGGCGATCAGTACCGTGTCGGCCTCAGTATCGGCATCGGACGCTTCGCTGCTTTCAACCTCGACCATAGTCTCATCCGTGGTCAGCGCCATCTCTCGGCCCCACAGCAGTGGGTTGGTAATCTTGCCCCAGTGGGAACAGCCGCGGCATACGCCGGGGTTCATGTCGTCCATCGCTGCGCATGAGTACGGGCCTTTGATCTCGGCCAGCTTCTGGTGCATACGCTCGTGTGGGTATGGGTGCAGGTCGCTTAACCACTCAGCCGCCTTCTCGCCGTCTGCGCAGACCTTGGCCCAACTGAGCACCCCGCGCCAGATCGGCTCCATGCCGTCATCGCTTGCGTTGGTCACGTAGTTCTGGAGCTGGGCGCAGCCTGAGCCTGCCTCAGTTTTGACCCAAATCTTTTTGAACAACGTCACGCTGTTTTGCGCAAGCGCAGTCAACATGGTAGGGGGATTGACACCCGTCGGCCTCTGCCCCGGCAGCGCCAGCGTGGAGCTGACTGGCTTCTTCACAAACTCTGGACCGAACCCTTCGGCCGTCATGATGGACTCGATGTCGTCCACAGAAAAGCGATCGCCCTCAGCGAGACTGCGCACACGCGTAGCTGCGCGTACAGCCTTGCCGTTCTTGACCCCGGTGTTGATGGTGTCAGGCACACGCAAGACTCGGGAAGCATCGCCTGTGACAGCAGTGTCGATGGCCAGCCCATGCTTGATGCACATCTCTTTGAAGCGTTTGGCAAAGGCGTACCAGTCGTCCTTGAACAGCATCTCGTCCAGCGGCCAGTAGGCGTGGATGCCGCCGCCAGAGTGAACCATCCAAGGGTCGCCAAGCGCAGCCAGCCCTGTGTCTTCGCAGAACTTTTGCAACGCCTGCGCCGCAGCTTTGGCGCTCGGGTATGACTTGGCCTTGATTACCAGCTCACCCTCTTTGTCTGGCACAGGGATGTCTTTGGGGTGGTTGCAGTCAAGGTCCACGGCCAGCACTTGGCTGGCGTGCATGTTGTCCTTGGTGCGGTCCTTGTCCGTGCCGAACGTGCCGAGTGCGAAGTACGTGTCGTATCCAGCTTGCGCCCACTTCTCGACGGTGGGCATGAGTTCCTCAAGTGTTTGTCCGAAGACGTGTTGTTTCTTCTTTGAGAGTTCTACCGCGCAGTAATAGCCATTACCCGGAGACGGCAAAACCGCCGCCATCAAATCGAGCGGAGTCATGGGGGTCCTTCGGGAACGGTTTACTTGAGGTCGTCTTCGGCGGTATCCAGCAGATCAGTGAAGCGCTCGTACAGCTCTTTCACGAAGTCAACGGACACGTTGTAGTTCTGCATGTAGATGTGGTTCAGCAACTCTTCATCGGTCAGGGCTTGAGGTTGTACTCGTGACATATTCTTCTCCATGCCTCGTCAGCGTTCTGCGAGGACTGCATTATTGTTAAAAGGGTTTCTACGCGATGACGGTACGCGACAAAGACTTCTGATCCGTTGAACCAGTTGTAGACGGTCTGTCGTGTGACGCCGAGGGCGTAGGCTATTTTCGTGACGGGGAAATCCAAGTGGATAGCCCAACGCCCAAGCTGGTTACCCAGAGACTTGGGAGTCTTCATCACGTCATCAATGATTTTTTGTGAGTAGGCCATGGTAGTAGGGGCCGAAGCCCCTTGTGTTTAGGTCTTGGCGGGGAACAGTTGCGCCAGCACAGACTCGTACTGCGTCTTGCGGCGCTCAAGCAGAGCTACCTTGTCCAACTTGTCCAACAGGTTGGGGAAGTTGATGTCTTCCTTGGAGCACTGCTCTTGGATGTCAGCTTCCAAGCGGACCAGCTCGTCGTCCAGCTTAGCCATCTCCAGCTCGGCTTGGCTCTTCATCTTCCGCGCACGGATGGGGGCCAGTGACTCTGCCAGCTTTTCTTTGGACAGGGCGATGATTTCTGCGAATGGTTTGAGTTTCATGTTGCTTCTCCAGTGAGTAAAATTTTGTTGTCGGCCTTGGTTAAAAATGCCAGCGGGTCTTTGGGGTCCTGCTTTGGAACTTGGTTCATCAGCTGTGCCTGCTGCTGTCCCGAGTAAGGGTTGTATGCCATTTGCTGCTGCGCCCGGCGATACTCTTCTTCTTTTCGGCGGTAGTGCATCTCGCGCTCGTACGCTTCGCTTGCTGTCATGCCGTTGTACATGTCGCGGTTGATGTCGTAAAAACCACCGGGCTGTATGGTTGTGATTCCCATGTGCTTCTCCTTGTAGGTGGGGGTACTAACGGCGTCGTGTGTTGCCGCTGTGGCTTACCGCTTTCCCCCCGATTCAATTACTCGATTGTGTGATGAACGGCCTTGGCAGCGTTGTATGCCGACGCTGCCTCTTCCGCAGTAGCCCACCAACCCAACGACCGCTGCACGCCGTTAACCCCGATCTGCGCATGAAAACGCCCATCAGCACTGCAACTCACGCCGAGATACCCGGACTTATTGTTTCGCATGGCTTTTGTTCGGTTCCAGCCGTTTTCGGCAACAGAAACATCACGTAAGTTCATGATGCGGTTGTCGCTGGGGCAGCCGTTGATATGGTCAATCTCAGCGTTTGGCCATACTCCGTATGTCAGCAGCCAAGCAAGGCGGTGTGCCTTGAACTCGTAGCCAAGCAAACGGATTCGGACGTAGCCTTTGACGTCAAGGCGACCCGTAGCCGCGCCTGCCTTGCGTTTGTGACCGTCCACCTTGTGGGTAAACAGCCCAGTCTGCGGATCGTAACTCAGCAGCGCCGCCACTTCTTCACGGGATACATCGGTGTTGTACTGTTTCACGGTGTTTCCAACGCAGGGCCGAAGCCCTGCAAAGTACTACTAAAGGTCACTCATCATCCCAATCGGACACGATGTCAGCCAGCTTGGACTTCTTGGCAGGCACGGCACCGCCTTTGGCGGTCTCCTTGCGCACTTCGGGTTCGTCCGTTTCAGCTTCGGCTGCGGGCGCAGCTTTGGCTTTGGCCTTGGCGGCTTTGACTTCAGCCATCGCAGCGGCGTCGTCCTCATCCATCATCTCGCCCATAGGCTTAGCAACGGGCTTGGGCGCAGCGCCGCCGATGTTCATCGGTGCAGCTTTCACACCGTCAGCTTGCGCCACGGTCAGGGTCACAGCCTTCTTGGCATCGTCAGACTCGCCTTGCGTCACGGCAATCGGATACTCGTCGTCTGTCAACCAGCGCGTAGGCGCGAAGAACAGCTTAGGAGACTCGGCCTTGGTGTCGAACTTCATGCGCGTGACGATCTGCTCGGGGTTAACCGGAGGTGTCTGCGCTGCCAAGTAGCGGGCGTAGGCTTGCAGGGGACGCTTGTCGCCTTCTTCCCTACCGAAGATGCTGGTAGCGGGGAGTGTCAGTTGCAGCACATCACCTTCAGGGTTGTTGGCCAACACAACAGCAAGGCGCTGTTGGAAGCGGCAGGCACGGCTGTTGCCATTACCGGAACCGGCTTCGTTCTGTGGGCAACCCATGCAGGACTTGCTCTGGGGAGCAGCGATGCTTGCGTCAGGTTTCTCACCGTCATTGCTCCAGCAGTCAGGGCGCACAATCGCTTCAGCGTTGTAAGCGCCAGCGTAGAAGATGCGGCTGACTTTGGGGGCAGCACGGACGATGATGACGTCGAGGTGACGGTCTTCGATGGCGGCGACTTCCTTGCCACCTGCCACCAGACGGAACACGCCGCCTTTGATGGAGATGCGCTTGGTGGATACACCAGCACCGCCGCCCGTCAGGGCCTTGGCTGTGTCAGACAACTCGTTGTTACGAGCAAATGCGGGGACGTTGGACGAATTGAAAAGCGTAATGTTACTCATGATTGCGTTACTTTCGGATTGGTGTTACACGAATGTCGAACCCAGTGACTGAGTTCAAACCCGGCGGCAGTACGCCGGGGTTTTCTTCCAAGAACTGCGCCATGTTGGATTGGGCGATGCGCTTCTCCAACAGGTCTACGACTTGATGCTCAAGCACGAATGCTTTGAACGAGTCCCAGTCCTGTGTGTTGTAGCGCGTCGACTTCATCAACGACACGGTTCCAGAGGAAGTCTTGACCGATGTCAGGCCGAGGGCCTTCATCTGGTCTTTGATGGCTAGGCGAATTGCTTCGCGCTGTTCTTCAAGGTCGGCCAGCTCTTTGTCGAGCTTGGCTTGTCGAGCCTTGATCTTTGCGTGGATGGCGACCAGCTTGTCGAGCGGGATTGCTTCAACTTCTGGTGCTTCTTCGAGGTCTTCAGTCATTGCTTTCTCCTAATATTTTTGTCAAGCGTTGGACAGTTTACATGGATTTTTTGGTGGTGCAACCCCCTTTCAAGAATTTATTTCGAGTGTGAACATCTCTGTCAGAAGTGAGCTATCACTCACTTTCGCTGCGAGGGCTTTAAACATCTTGGCCTCCACGGGGGAGCTTTGGATGTGGAACACGGTCACCTTGTCGGCGTTCTGGCCCTTGCGGTCGGCACGGGCAATACACTGGATGTACTGCTCAACGCTCATCAACGGGCCGTAGAACACCACGGTGTCAGCGGCAGTCAACGTAATGCCGTGCGCTGTAGCCGCAGGCTGCATGACCAGCACCCTTGGGTCGGGGTCGGTCTGGAAGCGGTGGATGATGTCGCCTCGTTTGTTGGCCGACACGCCGCCGTGGATGCACTCGTTGGTGATGCCCTTGGCTGTCAGGTGGCGCTGTATGGTCTCGATGCTGGCGCGGAACAACGCGAAGATGATGACCTTGCGCTGTGTCTCCTCCAGAATCTCCTCCAACACGCCAAGCCTTGGGCCAGCGTCGAACTCCACCACCTCTTTGGTATCGGTCAGCGCAGCGCCAGCAGAGACCTGAAGCAGCTTACTCAGCATAGCAGCGGCATTGACCGCAGTGATGACCTCTCCAGCAGCTTGGACCAGCATCTGATCCTTGAGCATGTTGTAGTACTTGGTCTGCTGCGGAGTCAGCGGAACCTCACGGGTCAGCGTCATCACTGGCGGCAAGTCAAGGCACTGGTCTTTGGAGAACCGGATCGCTGGTTGCAACGCATTGAACACACGGTCACGCGCATCAGGCTTGGGAGCCCACTTGTACAGCGTGATCTTGTTCATCACCGAGTCGCGCCATCCTGTGTAGAACAGCGGCACGTTGTCAGGGTTGACCAGCTTGGCCAGCCCATACGCATCAGCAGGCGACTGCGATGCTGGTGTGCCCGTCATCATCCACAGGTGCGTTTTCGGGTTGATGATGGACTTGAGCGTCTTCCATCGCTTGGTGGTCACTGTCTTGTAGGCGTTGGCCTCGTCAACAATCACCAGATCAAAGCGCCCGTCATTGACGATCTCCTCGGCAATCAAGTTCAGCCCATCGTAGTTGCAGATCACGAACTCGTAGTCCTGCTGAATCATCTCGATGCGGCGTGATGACTTGGTGTGGTGCGCCACGATGGCCGAGCGGTGGATGATGCTGTTGTTCAGATCACTGAGCCATGCTGAGTGCATGATCGACAGTGGGCACAGTATCAACACACGCCGCACAAAGCCTAGC